GAGTGGAGCCGGTTTGGTTCAAAGCTCGGCCTCTTGCGTGGCAGGAACGAACAGATTCGGAGCAGGTAGGACGAAATCCATGTAGCAAAGTGACTGGATCTTGACAATGCGGTAGCCAGGGCGGTAGTATTCCTGCGGGCGGTGACGGAAAACCGAATAGATGGGTGGCCTGAGCATCTAGAGTGCCAGTGCCATACCGAGAGGCCCATGAGGCCCGATGCAAAGATACCCTCGTATCTGTATCGGGTTTTTTATTTGGAGTGTAATGCTGAGACATAAATTGGTTCGCCCGAACGAAATCAAGGTACTGGACGCTGAACGTGGCCTTATTGAGGTGCTTGTATCAGACGAGTCGCCAGACCGAGACGACGACATTATTCGCCAAGGATACTGGGATCTCAAACCGTTCCAGGCCCATCCCGTCTTGGTCGCAGGTCACGATTACCATTACCTCCAAGCCCAGATTGGTGAATGGTCTGGTATGGAGGTGCGTGGACGTAAGCTGGTGGGCTCCCCCGAATATTACGTTGGTCAGGGAAACAAGGATGCAGACTGGGGATTTAACCTGGCAATGCGCGGCAAAGCCGCCTATAGCGTTGGTTTTATCCCAGACATGGACAAGGCTAGACCCAGGGACGAGTCAGGGCATGGGCTCATGGGCATGTTCCCATCCTACGAGTTCCGCGGCCAGACTCTCCTTGAAGTGTCCCATGTGGTGATCCCAGCAAACCCACACGCTCTCCAACTGATGCAGCGGGCAAAGGGATTACACCCTGAAATAGACACCATCGTCGGAGAGTTGATCGCAGACTGCGATACTAACGGTATCGCCGCTAACCAGGCAAATTTAGATGATGTCGACCGCGTGGTCGAGGTTCTCCAGCGCGGGCTAAACCTCCCCGATGGTCAGGTACTAGAGGATCGGCTATTGGGCATCGAGGCAGCCATCGACAACCTTACGGCAGACCGTTTGGCAACCATGCCCCAGGATATGGAGGACGCCGAGGTCACCGAGGAGGAGAAACGCTCTATCGAACAACAGCATGAGGCATTAGGCACCGCGGTGAAGGCGGGAATTAAAGACGCATTGAGGGAGGTTATTGCTCATGGCAAACATTAACGGCACCGGTGTACCGATACCGAGTACCTCTGAGGATCTCGAAGCGGCAATGCTCGACGACGGGTTCCGAGCCAAGGTACTCGAAAGCCCCGAAGCCCTGAAGTCGTTTGTCACAAATTATGCTAAGACGGCAATGGCAAACGACCCCGATCTACAGGATCAGCTATCAGACCAGCAGACGAAGGTTATGACCGACTTCCTCGCCAAAAATGGCATCAATCTTGAGGAGCTAGGGCGGGTCAGTAAGCGGCTCCCGATGGGCGAGGCTATGGACTACAGCACCGGTAAAGGCATTTATAAAGCTCTAAATCTGACCGCGCATGAGATGAAGCAGATCGCAGCCACGGGGGAAGGCGCTTGTATGGAGGCATCTGGTCAGTTCGACACCTTCGGGGCATTCGCCCAGGCAATGAGCCCCTGGGCCACACACAAGGGCATGGGCGTACATGACTCCAGGCTAAAGGTGTTGGGCGAGGGCCAGGGCGATCAGGGGGGCTTCCTCGTGCCTGAAGAGTTTCGGGCCGAACTCCTTCGCAACACCCTAGAGGCGTCAGTGATACGACCACGGGCCAGGGTTATCCCCATGAGTACGTTAACCCTACGCATCCCAGCGATCCGAGACACCACACACGCCAGCAACGTTTACGGCGGGGTGCAGGGGTATTGGACGCCAGAATCTGGCAGCTTCACACAGTCTGAACCCACATTCGCCCAGGTAGCACTGACGGCCAAGAAGTTGATGGGCGGGACACGGGTGAGCAACGAGATGCTGCGGGACTCGGTGATTGCGTTGGAACCACTCCTCACCGGTATGTTCTCGGAGGCACTCGCCTACTTTGAAGATGATGCGTTCATCGCCGGCATCGGTGGTGGGCAGCCTCTAGGCATCCTCAACGCAGATGCCCTCGTCAGCGTGGCCAAGGAAACTGGACAAGCGGCCAGCACCCTCGTGGTGGAAAACATCGTCAAGATGTACAGCAGGATGCTACCACGCTCGATCCCCAGGTCGGTCTGGATCATGCACCCCGATGTCCAACCTCAACTGTTCACGATGAGCCTCAGCGTTGGGACGGGCGGTGCGCCAATGTTCTTCCCCGCCGGTGGATTGGGCGGGAGCCCAGTACCCACGCTACTTGGCCGGCCTATCATCCTCAGCGAGAAGTGCGAAACCCTCGGTACTGCTGGGGACATCTACCTGGCTGACCTCAGCTACTACCTCATCGGGGATAGGCAGACCCTTGAGATGGCCAGCAGTAGCCATGTGCGGTTTAACACAGACGAGACGGATTTCCGAATCATCCAGCGTGTAGACGGGCGACCTTGGATTGACAGTGCGTTGACGCCACGCAACGGCAGCAACACCCTGTCCCCGTTTGTCGCTCTAGCAGCACGAGCATAGGTAACCCTGTGGCGCAGCCAAGATGAGCTTGGACTGACGCGAGCAAAGGGAGGAGACAGGCAGATGAGTCAGAGACTATCGGAACACGCGGTATTCGACATCGTAAGCCCAAGCGGAACCGATGTTGGTGGCACCACGGCAGCAACGGCCTACCGGTCGGTGAAAAACTTCTCAAGAATCTGTGTGTACGCGGAGCTTGGGACGTGGAATGCCTCTGATGACCTCGACCACGGGCGCATAGAGGCCGCTCAGGACACGAGTGGCACTGGTAGCGGGGAACTTACCAGCGATGCGAGTGGCGGGAATTATGACACCGACAGCCCCATCGACGCTGATGGCGATTTCTTGATTATCGAGGCCAGGGCCGAAGACCTTGATGTCGAGGGTTCTGACGATGCGGTGCGGGCGGTGGTTGGTGAGGACGGGAACAGTGGCACAGACGACGTGATGGCCGTGATGGTCACCTACGGCAGTGCCTACCCCAAGAAGGAACAGCAGGGTGCTGCATCCGCATCGAATGTCTATGCAGATCCCAACACCTAGACCGTAGAGGTGCCATGAGCATCGTGCCAGAGCGGGTTATCGTGGGGAACAAGCGTGAGGTACCGGCTGATATGCCCGTCACGTTATGGGCTGATCAGGTTGACGCCTACGTCGCCAACCCTGAGCTAATGTCTGCCCTGGCATGGTTCGAACCGGTGTTGGAATATCTGACCCCTGCGGAACTGATCAGGATGAGGGCAAAGGCCCTGGTCTGGCGAGAACAGACTGGGGCCTACCCTACTGATGTCTGTACCTGGTGGGAGGTGCGGTTGGGCCGTAGGAGAGGTGACATACCCCACACGAGTCGGAGGGCCGTAGGCCACGTCGACGATGATGGGACACTCCACTGCGGGTACTGTGGGGCAAGGTGGAGTGCCAACTACGACGGCTCATCCCACGCTGACCGGTGCAGTCTATGCGATCACATTACGGTTATAAAGGAGGAGAGTTATGCCGGCTGATTTACAGACCAAAGAGGTCAATTTAGGGAACCCAGAAATAAACCTCTGTATTATGTGTCCCCATTGCTCCAAGATGTACCTCACGCACGATGATAAAGGGCAGCCTCTTGGGAGGCCAGCAAGTTGTTCGAGGTGTGGCTGCCCATTGGTCGCCGGCGATGCATCGGAGCAGTTTATGGCTGCCCGTGCCGAGGAAGAGGCGAACCCTGCATTGGCCGCAATCGGTGCCAAGACCAGGGCAAGCATAGAAGGCCCACCCGCACATACGTCCATGACCAATGGCGGGGCGGCTCTACGCACCAAGGGCCACGGTACTACTGACCCTATGTAGCTTACGGAATCCGAGGGATTGAAACCCCTCCAGAAGAAGGAGCTTTATGGCGAATGTAATTGGACGGAGATTTGGTGGGAACCTGGTCTATGTTGATGCTGGGGCGCACCTGATGCGGGTGGTCGATGCGATTGGCCCAGACGTGATCAAGTTCGAGTTCAACCCCTGGACGATGGGCGTCCAGGCAGAGGGCGGGACTGGTACCGATAGCCATGCGTTTACCGCGACGGTTGTCGAGGCTGGCTCAGGCACCTCCGAGCTTGCGGCCTCAAACACGGCTGGGATACTGGGTCGTCTGACCTGTGCCGCAAACGAGAACGACGGCATCAGCCTCCAGGCAATCGGTGAGAACTTTGAATTCACCAGTAACCAGAGTTTGATCTACTTCGGCGTTGAATTTGCGAGTAACGATGCAGACCAGACCGATATCCTCGGTGGGTTATGCATCACTGATACTGCGCTCCTGGGCGGTATGACCGACGGCGTGTATTTTGAGTCTCTCGACGAGGCTGCCACCGTATCAACGGTCACCGAGAAGGACAGCAGCGAGACGCAAAATGATAGCGTTGGAACAATTGCCGACGCCACGATGCATATGGCCGAGTTCTTCTTTGACGGCTCCTCGATCTATTTCTTCTTCGATGGGAGTCAGGCGAGCAGTATCCATACGGCCAACATCCCAGACGATGAGGTGCTGACACCAAGCCTCGAATTCCTCACTGGAGAGGCTGTGGCCAATACGTTGGACATCCGTCGATGGAGCGCATACCAAATAGGTCGCACATAGGATGGCGAGCATTGTGCGGTTTGCGAGGCCGGTTATCAAACGGCAGGTGCCTCCTGATATCCGACAACGGATCAGGCACCGCTCACTCGATTTCAAGGTCTGCGTCCTGTCGGAGTGGGGAGAATCGCACATCGTACTGCTGTTCGAGGATCTAGCGTCGGCGTACCACATCCGTAGCACCGAGGAACTCGACAGGATCATCGACGCACTACTGACCATCCGCGAGGATGTCAAAACCGGTGATGGAAGGCTAAAACATGATTGATGACGAAGAAAAAGTAACAACTCAGGAGGAACCGACATCCGATAGTGG